ATGCTCTGTGCCAATTACTGGCGTGAAACTCTTTAAAAACTTCTCGAGGTCTATATCTCATTTACAATCCTAATCTATTAAGCCTATATCTCTCATATAATCATCATCCGGGTTTTGTAAATTCTCATCCGGGTTTTGTAAATCCTCGTCCGGGTTTTGTAAATTCTCTGAAAAATCCATTGCCATTGTATTATTTTCTTGTGGTTTTGGCAACAATTTTTTTATTTCGGCTAGTTCTTTTAAAACAACGGAGAGGATTTCTTCTTGTTCTGGACTAAGCACTGGTTTAGCGACAATCAATTTACTCGTTGCTCTGTATTGTGCCAACGCATTTTTTATAACATCTTTTTCGACATCGTCTCTAATATAAACACAAATTTTTTTACCTGACATTTTTTATCCTTTTTGTTAATGTTGACAAAAAATCCCGTTTTTTGCCTCGAAAATTGTATAGCATATGTATTCCCAAAAATCAAGTTTTTTTTAACTTTTTTGCAAAAATCGCGTGTATACCGTATGCTATACATAAATCTCATACATTGTCATACATCAATCTCATACATGTATTACTGTATGGATATACCTATGTATGGTTATATAATTATGTATATGTATGGCTAGTTTTTTGGGTATACATGTATGTTAAAACGGTATTATAATACCGATGTATATATAAAAATTTGTCAACCTTTGGATGAATGTTTACCGATGTTTGTAGTATTTTACTCAATGTTGCTGTGTTGCGTACGATGTCTAACAAAAAATATACTACAAAAACCCCAGTTAACTCCTTCCAAGGTGAGTTCGAGGCGCTTTGTGCCTTGGTTGTTGGGGATGTTGGGGATTTTGCGGGATTTTGGGGATTTTGGAGATGGGGAAGGAACCAATCCCTCGCCCGCTCTGGCTTTGGGGGGCTTGCCCCCCCGGTTGACAAAAATATTTTTATTGTCTATAAATTTAAAAAAATTAATAAAATAGCTCGCATAAGTTTTATTTTTTTTTTTTTTTTGATGGGGTCTTAAAAAAAAATAAAAGAGTTTGAAAAAATTTTTTTACCACACGAAAGAACAATATATATACAAAAAACCCAAAAAAATTTTTGTGATGGCGCTTGACTTTTGATTATATTTTGCTATTCTTTCATTAATCCGAAAGGGTCAATCTTTTCGGATTGATGGCCCTTGTTTTTTTGTGAATACAAGAAAGCAAGATAAAAAAATAAAACAATTAAAAATAAAGGTTGAAAAAGATGAAAGTGTACAGAATTAAGACAAATGATTTTGCAAAATTGACCAAGAATCGCGAATACTTGACAGGCGACCAAGCGCAAGCACTAGAAAAATACGAATCTTTACTTGGTATTAAAGCCGAAAAATTCTTACCACGTGGTAAAGATATTATTTTGGTGATTGCACAAGGCAAGTATTACTTAACTTGCAAGCCTGCATACATTGATTCTTTGCGCGGTATTCTTGAATCGGTAAAAATATCGGCAAGCGATATAATTGTCATGAATCGCGCAAGCGGTCAAGCGCAAGAATTGTCAATAGAGCAAGTTAAAAATTTTATCTTGCATGATTAAAAAAGTAAAATCAAAATACAACGGCGCGCGAAAGCGCGCCTTGTATGTTATAAAAAAACACAAAAACAAATAAAGAAAAGAAAGCGAATCATGAAAATATATTTGAAAATAGACTGGAAAAGAAAGAAAATAATCAAATGCAAAGAAAAGTCTTTCAATAGTGTGGAATGTGAAACAGAAAAGATGAAAGACAAGAAGTATTTAATCGCGATATTAAAACAAGTGTTATTCGTGTATGAAAACAGAAAGCCGACAGAGATAGAATACAAAGGCAGAAAAGAAAACAAGTATTTATACACGAAAGATAATACCGAGCCTGCAATCGAGATAACAACACGAGCGCAGGTTGGTGTTATTAAAAAGAACGATGCGGAATACAAACGTATCGAAATGATAAAACTAATGTTGGAAGGATAAGAAATGCAAACTATTTATCGTGAAAATGGATATGAAATAGTAAAGCATGAAGAAGGATTAGCGCCATACGCGATATTCAAAGACGGGAAACAGATAAGTCAATGGTATTGCACGATGGGCTGGGCAAGTAAAGAATTGAAAAGATTGCTGAAAGGCAAGAAACCGAAGATTTGCTTAGATAACAGCGATGTTATGGACAGCAAATAAACCGCCGGAAACGGCATAAGTAAACAAGCCAAACCAAAGGAGTAAAAGATGGCAGAATTTACTTTATTAAACCCTAAGTGGAACAATGATAAAATCAAATCAGAGTTCAGAATTGCGGATTGCGCATTAGAGAACGAAGATAGATTTTATTATATAACCAATGAAGGGAAACTTGCTTATTTGGAAACGAAAGCGACCAATAAAGCAGACACAATCGCGCGTGTATTTTATACACTGGGATTGTTAAACAGTGACCGCGTTGCGAAAGAGCAAATCGCGTGTGGTATTATCTGTGGTAGCAAACACCTTGCAGAAATCACATGTGATGATGACGAAGATTACGAGAAAGCGGAAGCAATCAGAGTAATCGCGGATTCAATCAAAGAATTGGTCGACGAAATGAACGCAAAGTTCAAAGCGTTGGCGGATTTGATTGATTAACTGTAAAGAAAACTGGGCCGTATAAAAGCGGCCCAGATAACTAAATAAAAGGATTAACAATGGCAGATACAAGTAGTACATTCAGTGTTAATACGTATTATTACACGAACGATACATCAGATGACGACGTATTACCGATACAAAGAAAAGACCTTTCATACAAAGGCAAAGACGTGACTGACGCACAGGTAAAACTGTGGGCAGAAACGTACAAAGCTGTAATAAGGTTAATAAATACTATCGGGTATAATTGTAGTCACGACGACATACCGCAAACGTGTCTGGGTGTGCATTTAACAAGCCTGATGGTATTTTGTGGTGTAAAAATAGGCGAAGTTTTTACAAAAGAACGAAGGATGTATTACACCAACGCTTTTGCATACAAAGACATATGCGACGAATTTAAAAACGCGCAAAAACTGAATACGATAATTGGCGACGAAAAGAGACTGAAAAAGTTTCTGCAATCGTTAACAGGCAGGCAAGAGGTACGAAAAGTCTACGGCGTTGATGACGAGACGGCGCGTATGACAACCATAAATATATTTGGTGTAATAGATTGGTTTTAAAGGAGTATAATATGACAAATAAAAACTTAATAAAATTTCAAAAACTGTATCGAAAGATGAAAGCACGAAACAGGCTGGCGCAAAAGTATTATTACAGTTGTGATACAAATGTAATGTTTTTGCGTATGTTGGAATTCAGGCAGAAATCGCATGGATACAAGAAACAAAACTACTGTGATAACTTTTATTATATCACCACGAGTGGTGAACTTGGGTGCATAAAATCAAAAGGGCATAACAGCGGCCGAAGTTTGGGTGAATTGTTAGTGCGAAGAAACGTAATTGACAAGAAAACGTTCGAGGCCAACAAAGAAATCAACGGCGGACCAGATACGTTTGGAATCAAAGGTGTAATCATAAAACACAATCGGGTGTTAGAAGATTTTAAACATAAATTTACGCCCAAAACAATAGATTACATAAGTAAATTCTTTGACCAGACAGAACCGTGCGACATGATAATTGACCACGACTTTAATAAAGCGTATGCACCAAAGTATCACGAGTGCAACGTGTATGCAGGCGACTTATGCACAAGTTGCAGTTGTATGAGTGGACGTGGTGAAGGCGCGCAAAGTTTCTATGGTAAGATACCATGTTGTAGTGTGGTAAGATTCGAACAGAACGGTGAGCAAGTTGGGCGATGTATTATGTATGAATACGAAGGCAAGCGACACTTTATCAGAGTGTATGGCAAGCCAGAGTATTTATCAAAGATGTATCGACTTATACGAAGAGAAATGAAACCGAACGATTTGTTTGGGCGAGAGTTTTGTATTGATGATTTGCGATGTGACACAACAATCGATGGTGAATCACAGAACATGTATCTCGACGGCAGGTTTTACGGCTTGGTTGCGTATAAAGACGAAGACGACAATGATAAATATATCATGTGCACCGAATCGAACAGTCATAAAATAGAAAAAGAGACAAACGGTCGGTATAGCGGTATGAAAAGTACGTCAGATGAAAAGATGAAATTTGTATTTACGAGTGAAGACGGTGAAGACTATTACACGTGTGAACGATGTGGTAATCGTGTGCAAGAAGACGACGTGTATTGGGCAGGAGATTGCGCGTATTGTTGTAGCGATTGTGCACACGACGATGGTTGGTGGGTTTGTGAAGAGTGTGGTGATGACTTTAACGTAGAAGAAGAAGGTATATATATACAAGACGGCGACCATTACTTTTGTTGTGAAAGGTGCGCGAATCGAGCGCACTATTATAAGTGCCAAGAGTGTAATGAGTGGGTGCACGAAGATGAGTTAAACGAAGTGCATGGATTATACGATAGTGTGTGTGACAGTTGTTTGCAAGACCTGTGCGATAAGGACGAAGTTGTCCAGTGTGATTACTGTAATGAGTATTTCAAGAACGATGACGACTTAGTTATGAAAGTATATCGTAAAGATAACCACGACGAAGTGTATGTATGTAGAGACTGTTGGAATAACAGTGGTTATTGTCATGGTCGTTACGATGAAATAAAGGAGGATGAAGATGTAGAAAAATAATACAGTAACAAATTAAATTAACAATCAAAAAATAAAGGATACAAAATGATAAATTTTAATGAATATATGGACATAATTGAGGCGGAACGCGTGTCGATTCACGACATTGTGCGACACATCAAGAAAGACCAAATTGATTTCGACGAACATGGTAATGTGTTTGTCGGATACACAAAAGAAAACAAGGGCAGCCCGATATTAGTTGCGCACATGGACAATGTATTGCATGGAACACGAACGCCAATGTTAAGCATTGATGGGCGGTGCATTATGGGCAAAACAGCAGGCATTGGTTGGGATGACAAAGCCGGAATCATAGCGAACATAGAATTGTTCAAGCGCATGAATGGTAAAGTTAGGATTATATTCACAACCGATGAAGAAGTTGGTGGTATTAGCGCGGGCAAATTAGACCCGGGCAGATACAGCGACGCTAAATATATGATTGAACTTGACCGGCGAGATGAAAAAGACCTGATTCAACACAGTGGTAGCACACGATTGTGCAGTGATAAGTTCGCTGAGATGATTGAAGGCTTTGGATTCAAGCGCGCGACCGGCACATTCACTGATGTGAACAGGTTTAAAGGACGTTGTCCAGAGGTTGAAATGTGTAATCTAAGTATAGGTTATTACAATGCACATTCCGACAACGAGTATTTAGACATAGAAATATTTGAAGAAATACTTGACAAAGTTGAAAACATATTGCATACTTGCGTTGATACATATGTTGATACACAAAAAGATGAACCAAAACAATATGATTTCGATAAATATGATAGTAGATACAACGACGCAAAGTGGTGGCAAGATGAAAAAGATGTTCGCTACTGTGAAAATTGCGGCTGTGTTATACATGGTAAAGGTGTTAAGACTATCGAAGGGTATGTTTGTTGCGACGAAACATGTCGTGATGAATTAGAAGCATTCTTATTGGCTGAAACAGAAGGAGCAGATAATGATAACATTAAAGATGACAAATGATGATTACTATGATGATGAAACAGATGAGTATGTAATGACGGTGGGCTCTAACATTCCCTGCCTGCACACGTCTGTAAAGATAGAGGATTACGATGGTACGAAACTAGAATGTTATTTGTCCTGCGTGATATTCATACAGGCAGAGAAGCGTGGCCGTCGTGATAAGTATGAACTTAGATACAAAGTATATTAACAAAGGAGCAAACAAATGAAAAAATATAAATGGTACGACATGTTGTTAATGGTCGTTTTGTTTCCAGTAATACTGGCAATAGATATAGTGTTGGTGACAGTAGGATTTTTGTGGCACTGTTTCGCAACGGTGTTTAACTGGGCATGGGATGACAAAGTATTAAGAGGTTAAACAATGTACGATATCAAAATAACGAACAAAGACGCTGGCCTTTACATCGCATTCAAATGCAAGACAAAGACTGAAGTTATTCATGGCGTAACCCACGCAATGGATGTGTTGCAACGAGAAGAAAAAACAAAAGGTGATAGCAATGGCATTTAAACATTTGGATATGAGTGTGATTGCGTATGCAAACGGATTCACGCTATGGCATTACAGGTCTGCCGACACAATCGAGCAGATAAGTACAAACTATTTCCCAAAAACGTTCGCTGATTTAACCGCCAATGGTGACTTAATGATAGTGAATGCGGGAGATGCAACCTGTATCAAACAGGTAAACCTTTCGCCAACAACGGGTGAAATAACTTTAACAAACTTAAACGCGTAACAAAAGGAGTAAATCATGTACGCAAAATGGGCGTTAGCGCCGAGTGGTTATTACATTGGTGTAATTGAATTTAACAATAAACATTACTATGCGTCGGGCAGGACACCGGACAAACTCGAACACAACATGAAACGACAGATGTATATGGCGGAGCATGTATCTAATACGCAAGTGCACTTGGAACAAAGTCGCTCGGACGAGATAGATATATCATACGCAAGTAAAATATTTGTTGGTCGTTATGTGAAACCAAAACCGGGTCGCCCTGTTATCGCAACCAAAACTAAAATCATAACACCACCGAAACCAGTGCTCGAACATTTGACAGAGATGATTGGCGATGAGTTGGTGGTTTATGAATTGCGTGAGGTCGCGCGTTATAAATTACATGAGGTCGGTGTAAAGAACCAAAACAATAAAACACCGACCCCAGACCCAGTAGTATGTCCTATGCTTGACGAAAGTCAAGTGAAAATTTCACAAGTCATGGCGAATGATTAATTGACTTTGATTGAAAGGATGGTATTGTATCGTTACCCAAGAAAGGAGAAAGGCCGTGGCACTACGCTTTGTACAGTTGGACAACAAAACTCGTATCAACGCAAAGAAGTATTACTATGGTGACCTTACAAACAGCATCCTTTCAGAACACTTGGGCGTATTAATCCCTGATAACTGCGTGGTGTTGGACATCGATAGTTCCGACCCACGCAGTAGTTATTATATCGAATGGCTGACCGCAAAGTACCCAGACATATTCGTAACCAAGACAGTTAAGTCCGGCGGATACCACGTTTGGTTTAAGACCAACAGGAAATTCAAACGGCAGGTCGGATTAGTATCTATATTTGGGTGGCGATTCGATATACTTACTGGCGTAAATAACTATATCACCCTGCCCGACAATCAACAGGGCCGACACTATGTCAACGGGTTCAAGACAATAGCGGAACTGGCGATGGGTTGGGATGATTATAAAGTTGTGCTTGATTCTATCATGGACGTAATGCCATGCGCCTCAAGTATAAACCAAGTATCAATTCTTAACTCAAAGGACGGCAGTCGCAACGACGATTTAATCTCATGGCTAGGTGCGTTTTGTGCACGAGGGGTACAAGTATCCAAGATAAAACCTTTCGTGCGTGTGCTGGCCGCTGTGACAGGATTAGACGCGCATGAAATAGAAACCACAGTGCTGTCCAGTTTGGACAAGTACGAAAAGCGTGACGCGTCAGTGTATGAAACTGGTGACGCTGACAAGATAGACATTATTACAGGGGAGGATTACTTTAGCACCATGATGAAACTTGTTGATTACATTAAAGGCAATAAGATTGCTGGGTTTGATGAGGCTACAGGCACAGGGTACTTTAAGTACGGCGGTGATAACTCTGCCGGCCTGACCATTAAGGATTTGAAAAACAAACTGGTGTTATTCTTTGGCGACAAATTATATTACACCCAAGGTGTTGGCGAGACAAAGAAACTTTCACGCATACCAACCTCCGACCGCAACGTATTATTCGAGGAATTGTTCACGCGCATAACATACAATAGTCGCCATGATATTTATAACAACCTGCCGGCTTGGGATAACCAACCACGCATACAAACTTTCTTGAAAACATATTACGAATGCGACACCAACCCAAGGTTATTCTGGTTATTCATGACCGCAATCGTGGGCAAATTAAAAGAACCGGAGAAATGTTATGTGCCGTTCTTCTTTGATTGGATTGGGAACGCGGGCGTGGGTAAGACGTTGTTGTGCCAGAGATTATCGAACGGATGGGTCGAGGTACTATCTCCCGGTCGTAGCCCAGACGACGCGCTCGTGAATATATACAAGGCGAACGCATTGATAGCGATGGACGACGAGTGCTCATACTTTAAGAGTGTGGTTGGCAAGGGCAGTGGGTACGAGTGGTGGAAACAATTCGTAACCAACTCAAACGATACATTCAGTCGCAAATTCCAACAACCAGAGACACACCCACGCTCATTCATAATTGTCCGCACAAGCAACGAACCAAAGACCTCATTCTGGATTGACGAACGCCGTCAGATAATATTCGAATCCAAATTACCCAAAGACGAATGCCGTATCAAAGCACTGCCCGACTCATTCTTTGCGCAGATGTTGGCCGAGGCTAAAGTGTATTACGAAAAGCATGGGGTGTATGAACTGACTGATAATGACAGGCTGACAATCCAAATGCAACAGGCCCAGTACTTCTCAACCGAGAACGAATACTATCAACAGGCCAAAGAGTATGTTGACTGGGTGTGTGCGACACTGGCAAAGAGCAAGTACCCATCGTTTGAAGATTCGCAATGCTTTATCAAAACCCCGACCGCAACCTATGGGTACGCTATCACATGGATGACGTACGCCAAGTGGTGCCAACAACGCGTGCGGAAACCAATGCTATCGGGTTTGTTCTGGAATCAAATCGGTGCCATCGCAAGACAGACGGGCAAGGTTATTAAATCAAACGTGCGTCTGCCACTCGACGGTATTGCTTCGACAGAGTTTGCGTCTGTTGTGTATAACAAAGAAGACATTCTGTTGCCGGACTACACCGCCAAAGACACAGACCCCATCAGTTTGGTTGAATCGTTTGAGGCAGAAGAACACCCGACGAGTATGTCGTTTGGTATCGACAAGGATATGATTGAGGAACTGAATGTTATAAGGGTGCCATCGCTCGCGAAAGAAAACAAACTGGTGCCAATGCCTGACATCGATAAATTCTTACCGCAGAGTGTGGTCAAGTTCTTCGATACCACGATAGATAAAATATACCCAACGAGTTTGTTCATCAATGGGCTCAGTATAACCTATGGTCTTGGTGGGTTGCACTATGCCAAGAAAGATTGGAAAAGCAATGGGAAGATTGTTCAATACCTTGACGTGCAATCAATGTACCCGACCATCATGGTGCAGTATGGGTTGCTTAGTCGCGCGGTCAGACACCGTTGGACATTTGGTCAATGGTTGAAAGACCGCCTCGAGGCCAAGGCACAAGGCAACAAAGAACTTGCCGACCAATTAAAACTTAAAATCAATTCGGTGTACGGCAACATGAAGAACCCTAACAGCCCACTGTATGACCCGAGTTATGGGTCGAGCATTGCGGTGCTCGGGCAAAAGGTTATGACAATTCTCGTGATGGGATTGCAGGCCAAAGGCTGTGATATCATCAACGTGAATACGGACGGCGTTATGTTTGTTGGGCCTGACGACCCGGCACGCATTAAGTTGTTCATAGAAAAATGGGAATCGGCATTCGGGCTGACGCTAACACACGACAGCTTCACCGATTTCGAACAGGCGGATGTCAATAATTATAAAGCCGTTGACAAGAACGGGCACGTGATTGTCAAAGGAAAAAAATTTAAGGCCGACGCTTGACATTAATAAAATTGGATGACATAATCTGTGTATTCAATATAACTAAAAGGACTAAATGTGACTAATATATCTTACGATGACACGAAACATACTTACGCCATTGATGGCAAAGAGTTGAAAAGTGTCACCGAAATTGCGACCGAAATACTTGGCCTCAATTTCGACCATTGCAAACATGGAGCCGCTGAACGAGGCACTGATATTCACTCCGAACTTGCTAACTACTACGACCCATTGGTAAAGTTCACCGCCGAGGATTTCACGACGGACGCTCCAAGCCTCGCCAAATTCTTAAAGGCAGAGCCGGACATGCGTACTGAAATGATTGTGTGGAACACTGACCTCGGGTATGCTGGCACAATCGATTTGATTCGTGAGGTTGGCACCGTTGTGTCTGACATTATCGATTGGAAAACCGGCAAGGTTAACAAGAAGTATTGCACGATTCAGTTGTCGTTATATAAATTGGCATTGGAATTTATGGGTTATGATTGTAGCAAGGCGCGGTTGCGTGTCATCTCACCCGATGGTATCACCATGATTGAGGCGAAGACTTGGGATGAGATACAGGCCATGCGCAAGGGTGAGTTTGAATCGGACGACGAACAGTTCGCGCGTGCCGAGGCACGCCTCGCTGAACTCGAACCATATGTTACGGAGTACAATGAATTGAAAGAAAAACTCAAAGAATATTTTGTCCCGACATTTGAACAGACAGGGACGTCACGCTATTCTGGTGCTTTATACAACATCTCGTATGTTGAGGCGAGCACAAGAACAGGCCTTGATTCCACAAGGCTGAGGGCGGAGTTGCCCGATGTGTATGAGAAGTATCTCAAAGTCACAAAGGTCAGCCCCACAATTAAAATTTCCAAAATAAACAAAGAGGACCAAGATGACTAAAATCGAAGCGGCCATCGCAAGTGTGGCCACACAAGGAATCACTTGCATCAAGAACGCAGACAACCCATACTTCAACAGCAGGTATGCCGACCTGCAGACAGTGGTTAAGGCTCTCGCTGAACCATTGAAAGCGGCTGGCCTTGGGTACTACTTCCGTACGCATGCATATACTGATACTGCGGTTGAGCCAAGCAAAGCAACCAGTTGGTTTGTTGAATTGGTAGTGTTAACGGACGAAGAACAGGTTATTGTTCCGTTCCCGTTCTCACAATCCGACCCACAGAAGATGGGTAGTGCTATCACCTATGCAAAGCGGTATCTGTTGACCACAGTGTTCAACGTGATAGCCGAGGAAGACGACGATGGGAATGCGGCGAGTGGCAACACTACGAAACCTGTCGCCAAGAAAAAACCTACGGCCATGACAGCCGCACCCAAACCTTCATTTTTCTAAACTAAGGAGACTAATATGAGTGATGACAACAAAGTAAATCCGCGCGTGTTCTTTGCACGTAAAGACAACGAAGGCAAACGTTACGCCAGTGGCGTGTGGGATGATGGCACCAAAGTGTACATCAAAAACTTCCGCGAAATTAATGACGGTATGCTTGCTGACGTTGACTATCAGACCGACGAACAGTATGAAAACAAGCAGGGCAAGTTGGTATTCCGCCACAAAATCTGTGGTGCGTTGAGCCTCTCTTCGTCCAAAGCCACGTTGGTTATTGAGCTCAATGGCGTAAAGGAACGGTTGACATGCGAACCACGTCAGGCCAAGAACAAAACAACGGGCGAACCTCTGTTGATTCTTGACTTCGGTAATGGCGCTGGCCTGAATCCTTATGTTGATGAAGTGCTGGGTGACGCGCCAAACGGTGCTGAGAAAACAGAAGAAAAGGTAATCGAGATTGATTCTATCGACCAGTTGGTAGATGATACCTTGCCATTTTAGGTGAAGAGATATGACTGACCAAGAAAACAAAATTCTACTCGGCAAACTGAAAGAGATTTCTGAACTCTTGGACAGCCGTATCATAGTCAGAAGCACAGTAAGCGGAGGGTTCACGTTTATCCCGTCAAGGGTTGGCGTGCCCGAAGCCTTCTGTAAATTATATAACTCGGGCTTGGCGTACCACGACATGAAGTTGTGTCGCGCCAAGTCTGGGGAGTACTGGATTGAGATAACATTCTCAGAAGTACCGTATCGTAATACATCATACTGGAATGGAAAGAAGTACGTGAAGTACGAAGGTTAATGGGGGTCGTCCCTTTCATCTTTCTATTCCTTCCTCACGACCCCCACCAAGGATTTGCTATGGAAAGTTTATTCGAGATGGCACAGAAAATTATCAACAACCGTGGCGGTGACGAATACAAACGCGCGTGGCTCGAACGATGGTTATCAGACCCAGACCACGAAGACGAATTCTTGTCACTGTTGTTGAAAAAAGAAATGGCAGAAGCCGCAAAGAAAAAGAAGGAAACTTCAAAACCAAAGAAGATAGATTTATGATTGAGTACAGAACGTGCATTATCAAAGACGGTATGTCAGACAGAGAAATCTTTCAAACTATCTATGCCTCTAATGCATACTATGTCCTTGACGCACGCACTGCACCAGACAGACCATTGGATGTGATATACAATGAACAACGGAACCGAAAAGTTTTCATCAGTGACCCTGAGGTGGTATCAACAGGACGGCGTAAACCGAAGCCTATCAAATTTTGATAGCGGTTTGCGATACGCGTTGATAACGCTGGCCGTCGGGTTGGGTAAGTCTTGGATTATGGTATTCGTAGCCCTGCACTATAAACGTGTGGTAGTGTTGCAACCATGTATTGAACTGGTTAAACAAAACCACGAGAAGCTTGCCAACGCAGGGCTCGATACCGCAATGATTGATTCAGCACATAAAGGGAGTTGGTCAGCGAATTATATATACACCACACCGCAAACATTATGCAAACACTTGGACGATTTGCCAGAGCCAGACCTGTTGATTATAGATGAGTGTTTCACGGGTGACACATTAGTAGCCACTCCGTCGGGGTACAAAAAAATCAAAGACATCAAGGTTGGTGACAAGGTTTATAATGCAACAGGCGTTGGTACAGTCCTGGCAAAAACAATTAAACATACGTATGCAACCAAAACTTTGGAGTTAAGCAATGGCAAAAAAATACAAGGAACATACTCCCATCCTATATTTACCAAACACGGATGGACTAGACTTGAGCAAGTGGGGAGAGGGGAGACGTTATTTGGCATACAAGATATGCCCAGCTTGTGGGAAAATGTTTCGTCCACCAAAGGATTATTGGATAAGCGAAAGCCAATTTGCTCGTCGGGTTTATTGCAGTCCCTTTTGCGTGAATGTTCGAAATATGGAGAATCAAAACCTTGCCCAAGCCAAAGTAAAATCTATGACTGGTGGGAACGGAATGAAGACACCATTGCCAGTGCGTTATCTATATCAACTACTAAACGGGGACTGGGAAATAGAGTATGCAATAAAGACCGATCCCAATCAATGGGATGGGTGTGGCTATCCAACTTGTTACAAGGTAGATTTAGCAGACCCAGTTCGCAAAATCGCAATAGAAGTAGATGGGCAATCTCACAGCTCTTTGGAAAGAAAACAACAAGACCAAAAGAAAACTGTGTTCTTGGAACGGTTAGGGTGGAAAGTGTATCGCATCAAAAACAAACAAGTCCTGTCCCTGTGTACAATTTGCACGTGTCCGGACATCCGTCATATTTTGCAGGAGGTGTTTTAGTTCATAACTGTAACGTGTTTTGGTCTGGTAAGATGTTCGACGCAATCTTTAATCGTTGGCGTAAGTGCAAAGTGTTAGCACTGACTGCAACGCCACATTATTATGAACGCAAGACAGTGTACAAACATGGCTGGATGTGTTCGCAAACGACAGTGCACAGCGTATCAGAACAGTATGGTGAAAGCGTTATGACATTAACTCGTGACCAAGGCCGCGAACTCGGGTACTCACCGGGGATTGTGTTCGTTAAGTTGCGCATACCATTGATTGAGGCAATGCACTTAGAAAACAAACCTGCTTATCAATCACTGTTGAACGAACATTTAATAAAGCTGAACGGGTTATTGAAACATTTAACCAACGCTATTATATTCTGCGATAGCAAAGCGCAAGCAGAATGGTTAAGCGAACAGTTTAATATCCCGTGTATCTTTGGCGACACACCAAAGAAAGAACGCGAGCGTTTGGTCGAATGGTTTAACCAAAATGAAATACCTTTTGTGCTAACAGTTGGTTGTTTGGTGCGCGGGTTCGACAAACCAGACCTAGAGAATATTGTTATGCTTTCTAACTACAACAACGCTAGCGAGGCAGAACAAATAATTGGCCGCCTCAATCGTGGCAAAGGCATCAAGCATTGCTATTACATTGGTCGGCTTAACTTAACACCGCCGGTTGTGGGCGAAACCTCAATCGTAAAAATCAAAAGGATATAAAATGAGTGAACTTAAATGTCCGTTCTGTAATCAAGAACTACGGAAAATAAGTGCAACTTCATTTCTTGTATGTGATAATTGCAACATAACAGGCTTTGATAAACTCTGGCAAGAACTGATACGCACACGCAAGGCATTGGAAATTGCGTGGGACGCGTTGATTTATGACGGAACATCCGCTTCAAAAAACGCCCTTGATAAAATCAAGACCATAACAACACTAGAACAAAAGGATATAAAATGAGAAAAGCGGCTTATGAATCATTAAACATTCAACTCGAACGGATTAAAGACGTGGCAGATATTGTAGATTTGGCATCGATAAAAGAAAAACTATCTGATATCGAAAACAAAATCCGCGCCATCATCAACGAAGAATATCTGATGGGGTCAACCAACAGACGGACTTGCAAAACTGTGCGGGCAAACTTCGTAAAGAATAACCCTGCGTTGTTAGAGGCGGCAGAGAAAATTATCGAACAAGAAATAAGTGTACCATTGAACATCACTGACTTGTTTGACGATAAGTATTTGCGTGTGGTTGTGACATTCGTTAAAGACAAATTAGCTGATTTCCGTTACTTCACATATCAGGTTGGAGAAGACCGGATGTTGGTAAAAGTCTCTGGCACACTGTTGCCTGAAAACAAAGGAGAAGATTTTGAGCCGACGTTCTGATGAATATAAACTGCAGGTCGAAGTGGTTAAGGCATTGCGCTCGCGAGGTGTACTTGTTTTCGCTGTGCCAAACGAACGCAACGCTGGTATCAGTGACGCGGTTCGTATGCGTGCCAGTGGTCTGACCAAGGGCGTGCCTGACTTGATGGCGTGGGACTGTAATCGTGAATGTTGGTGGCTTGAACTGAAGACACCAACCGGCGTGCGTTCACCAGAACAAAAGGCTTTCGAAGAGGTTGCACGCGTGTATCATATTGGGTACAAAGTCGTGCGGTCAGTAAAAGACGTGGAGGACATAAGATGACATATCAAGAAGCTTTGAACGAGATTATTGATTCTTTTTATATGGGACATGAAAAAAGAAAATTCTTTACACCGACATTAAAACGGGTGTATAATATACTTCGGGCGCAAGAGATAGCTTCCGATGTTAAAAGCGAACGACACAGATTACGTAAACTAGAAAGGGGTGTATAATGACTAAGAATTATAAATGGTATTTCGAAACATGGCGTTGCCGTCAGATGTTTAAGATTGGTATCGAGTGGTGTGCAAACAAATCGTGGCTCCGTGGACTCACAGAGTTCGACATTTACCTTGGTTGCTTTGCACTTGGATGGTTAAAGATGCCAACACCTGTCGAGGTTGAAAAGCAAATCAAAAAGAAATAAAGTTTTGGGCGAGCCCTTCTTGCATCGGGCCTCCTTTGCGCTCAGCCGGTGGCGTGCCCACATAGCCGGCAACCATATGGGGGCGCACGTTCTATCCCCTCCTAACTTTCTCTCTGACCTGTGCGCCCCGCCACAAACTAAAAGGATTATTCATGGCTGATAAAAGTACATTATGGGTTTGGCAAAATGTTTACGAACCCACACAAAAGAATGGCAAATGGGTCGTGTATTACCGGAACACACAGACAAATAAGTGGGCCGAGGAATCATTTGATGTTCACGAAGACGCCTTTGATTTTTATTACAAAAAGACAAAAGAGCTCACGGATTACTACAATGTATTTTTGAGAGAGTTGGGGGTAAAACCAAAATGACAGATAAAATTTATACCTGCACTGCACCCAAAGATTATAAAACCAGTGATTGTTGGAATCATACAAGATGTCGGGAATGCAAATATTGCAAACCTAAGTTCACAGAAAAAACAAAAGAAAAAAGTGAAGAATTAAAAGCATTGGAAATGTTAGTAAATAATGTATTCAAATAAAAGGAACAACAATGAAAGCACTATTCGTACAATCATATAACGGATACCTAGCAACCGATGCCAACGACCCACTGAAATGGTCTGGCTCGTTGGACAAGAAACTGTTTTACCTGCTGACAACATTCGGTAGTGGCGTGTGCGTGTGCTCCAAACATACATACGAACTGTTGCCGCAGACAATGCTTAACGACCCAGCACGCAAGTATATCGTTGCGGAAAAGATCGGCAGTAAATCCTTGCCTGCATTGAACCAAGTGTATCCCGACGCTGTTCTAATTGGTGGCCCGGCGTTTATCAAGGTCGCGTATAACATGAGCCTGCTGGATACGATTGTCGTCACGACTACCAGGGGAAATATCCAAGGCGACCCGAAGTATAAGAACCCCCTGATAGACGTCCTGCGTCAACCAGTGGCACAGATTGACTTTGGTGAGATTGTTGTTCGGATTTATAAAGCACAACATGGGGCACAGAAATGATAGCATTAATTGCCGTCTTAACATATCTGCTATTGCGTCAACTGATTGACTTGGTGTACGAATACGAACGCGCTAAGCTTAAAGAACCACCGCCGCCAGTTAATACTTCGGCAATAGGATTTGAAATAACACCAGAGGGGACTTATGATGATTGAAACAAATAAATATGGGTTTGTGTCTGGCGGGTGGCTGTATGACCAAATGGACAGAAAGGCTTTGTTCACACTGAACAGAGTATTCCCAGTTACTAAAGACCAACAAATTTATACTTCGCACGCTAAGGTCGAATACTTCAAACAAGTTTGTGATGACAAAGACCTTTTAATGGTTGTTCCCTTTGTAGACGACCAAGCCCCAAATGAATACATTGTCCCTGTTGATGTATATTATGGGACGACATTAGCGGCGCACGCACTTTTTACATTCAAAAAAGCCAAGCGTAATTTTTGTGCGATTAAGGAATAAACGTCCAGTTTAAAGATTTGGGTGCATACGTCTGATTTGCGTTTATTTTATAAAACGCATCATATACAGAGTATCCATACTTTTTTATTCTGTTCCGTGCTCTTTCTACATCTCTTTCGTTGAACCCTTCGCATTCAGCGATTTGACCAAGTGTTAATTTTTCACCACCCCAATCATAAAGATTAACGCATCTTCTGTTTCTATTGTTTTCTTTTTTGCTTACCCATCTACAATTATCAGGCGAATATCCCTTATTATTATTTATTCTGTCAATAGTAAGCCCCGGTTGCCACCCATTATTTTTTGCCCAATTATAAAAAACCAACCAATCATTCCATTCCTTGCAAACCGAAAGAGGTTTATATATTTTGGCGTGACGGTCTTCTGAATCTTTCTTATATCTGTTTCCACCAGCTCTTCGTCTCATACCAATCCAAATTTGATATAAACGTTTTTCGTTTGGATGGTCTCTAAACCATTCCATTCTACCGTCCTTATATTGTGGATTTCTCTCCCCTAAATGAATTTTACTCAAGTGCGCTTTTGTTTCGTCGGTATGCTTAAATGTCATAATATACTCCATAGTAATTTGTACATTACAACAACGCGTTGTGATTGTCAAGGTATAAAAATTCTATTACCGCTTTTAGGCATGTACGAAGACAAATGCACCCACCCTTTCGTATAACGCGGGTCTTCCATCCACAGACCGCAATTCATCAATGTTGCTACACGGGTTTCTAACCATTTCGCTAATTCACCTTTGGGGTCAGCAATATCAACTGCCGCCCCGTAAAGGTGAGCACTACCCATGGCTTTGGGATTGATGTTTTGCTGTGATTCTATGCTTCTCAAACAAGACGATGCTCGCATAGGTGGTTGGTACCCAAGGGCATTAACCTTTCGCACAAGGTCGTCCAAGTTTCTGAGGGTAATGGCATCAACCTCGGACTCAGACCACTTATGCGAACCAGCGTTTAACAATTCGCGACGCGTGAACTTCATCGGACAAACCTCTTAACTATGTACGCGATGATAACCAATCCCATCGCAAAGGTAATCAGTTTCCATCGTAAAGTCTCACGCTCTATCTTGGCTTTCTCAATGTCGCACTGCTTCTCAATCCCGCGAATTTCACGCTGTGCAACCTTAAACATTAACTGGTTGGAATCAGTCTTGCATTCTTCGGGCAAAGACTGTTGTATGGCAGTGACAGTATCGATAGCGTTGTTTGTCATCTCGTGACTTGGCGGAGTTTCTTTAACACACCCACTTAACAAAAGTGTAGAAATTAACAAAATTGTAAAACGTTTCATTTCACATGCTCCCAAAACCTTTTTATTAACGGCACCTGTGCTTCCAGTTGTGGCTTAATGTCTTCTAACTTGTCCGCTAATACAGTGCCGCCATGGTTCGTACGCTCGCCCACATAATAAACCTGATGTGCAGCGTCTTCAATCCGGAACACTTTGAAGACATAGAAATCGCCAACAATTATGTCGTATAAGTATGTCTTCGTTGCTCCCATCTACACGCCCGTGGGCAACCACCCAGTTAACTGTAGGATTTTGTCCCCCGCCAAAGCTACGCTCATGAGAAAGAAAATGATAATCGCCCAGCCTTTCCATGATGACAACAACCCTCTCACTTCCATCCATGCGACACCAGCCGCACGCTCCTTTTCAACCGGACTATTAATCCGATTAAAGATTGCTTCTATCATTCCACCTTGCCGCGCCTGCTCTAATTTGATTGCGGACACGTCGTCCTTAACCGAGTCTACATCGCGTTTGAGTGCCATATAATCTTGCACTTGTGCCTCCGCTAGTTCAACGGCGAACCCATTCATCTCGCCGGCTTTACGAATTTTCTTAATCACTTTCATCTGTTCGCACATTTTCGTTCTCATTGCTCACCTCTATAATATCACTGTTAGTTTTTTTTGCAACAAGAAAACGGGGTGAGCCCCGTTCTTTAATACCGTTTGTCTTCCGACCAATCGTTCTTACTATCGTAATAACAAGCTTTTGATAACGCACTGTCTGCCTTCGCGATATCCTTGAGAATGTCTGCGCCAACCGACATTTGCTGCGTGGTCAAATCGCCAGACGCTTCGAACATACGGTGCACCTTTGATAATAATATCCCAAGGTGCTCATATATTGTCGCACGCATTTTCGCTTTATCATCATATGACATTAGTCACCTCCTGTTGTTGTCGCCGCAACACTCGCACTCGATAGCGCGTATGCCAAATCACACGGCGTGTTTAACAAAATAACATACGGGGTTCCGGTCTCTGGCACAACGTATACACCACGGTATCTTGTCCGTGATTGTAAATGGTCAGTGCTTATCGGCAACCCAATCCGATTCTTTAACTCCGCCGTCGCACCATTGACAGTTAACGTGAAGTCAACCGGTGCACCCAATATGACCGCGTTAGGATTCAAACACAACACCAAATCAAACGGTGTCAGGTTCGCAATGTTGTTTGCGTTGGTAACTGTAAGCAACCCGCCGGTCGTCATACTTGTAGCCCTGTGCAAATTACAATTACAAGTCATAGTCATCTCCATTGTTTTCCCAGAAATTATTTTAAAGTTCCCGGGAATTATTTAAAGTTCCCGGGAAACTTCCTAGAACCCACAGCCACAGCCACCGCAGAAAGGAGATGCGCCAGCATTGTAGCTAAAGGTTGTCGGATAACGTACGACACCAGCAACAGCGTTGTTCAATTCAAGTTGATTGATACGGCCTTGCAACGCTTCAATCTTGTTTTCAGATATAGCGTCTAAGACCTTTTGAACAGCCGCCGTTGTATTCGCATTGATAGCCGCCGTGTTCTGTGCATTCGCATAGTTCACGCCGTCAATCGCACGCAGCGTCGAGCAGCAACATTGATTCTGGTTTGCCATAACCTGTTGCAACGTAGAACCAACACTCAATACGTCACGGTCTAATTCTGTGTATTTGTCAGAGAAGACGCCCAACATATCGTGGAATGTTTGGTTGGTTGCAGCAACAGCTTGAGCGGTTCCAGCATTAACAGCAGCCAAAGTCTCGCGTTGGTTTGCCATTGTGTTCTGGTTGTCGAAACCCTGTTGCATCTGGTTTTGAATCGCTTCAGTACCAAATTGTCCACGGTTCCCTCCCCAAGCACCACCGCCCATAAACAAGACGATTAGCAAGATAGCAAACAACAGACCACCACCTGAGCCAGCACCGAACAATCCGTCATTGCCACGGCCCATCAAAGCCCCAAAGTCAGCTGGGGACATAGGCATATTTTCAGCCATAGTTTTACCTCTTAGTTAGTCAGACCCGCCTGTCGCAAGACATCAGCGGGGAGTTGATTCAAGTCAAATCCGTATGACCGCGCCGCGTTGATAACCGTCTGCCTCTGTTGTTCAGGGGTTTTGCCGGCCATCATTTGATTCACGGTAGTCATAAGCGGATGATTCGCGAATTGCCCTTGTAAACATTTATTGAGTAACGTCGATAACATGGGGTTCATTTGGCTTCCTTATTGTTTGTTCAATCTTTGTTAACCGCTCAAGAATCTCTTGAATGTCTGTCTTTTTGGTTTCTTCACCAATAACCGAATATGTCTTGACCTCCATCAGACCATCGTTATTCATGCGGCGCACGAATATCTTTTGGTCGCGAGTATTGATGCCGAGGTATATTATGTTTGGCATTGGGGTTAAAGTTGACAGTTGTTCGGGGGTATCAACAAAGTACGAAACAACCCGTTGCTCCATATGCTGTTGCGGCAACTGTTGGATAGGCTGTGCCAGTGGTTGTTGCGTATACGGGGGTGTATAATAAGGATTCATAAAAAACTCCTGTTGTTACACAGGAGTTGTACAACAAACAAACGAAGTTTTTTAGCACCCAAATAAGGGCACTTATTCTGCAGATATTAAGGACTCCACGGCCCGTTTATGGTACTGAAACAGGTGCGATTCATCCACGCCGAGAGACGCTGCGATTGCAGTGAAGGACAACCTATCTTTCCCGGTGTATCTGAGAATTAGAATTTCGCGGTCACGTGGTTTCTCGACATAATCGGAAATCCACTCTTTGAAAAAATCTGGATAGCGTTTGCCTATGCGCCGTAACAATACGTGCACAAAGAACCAATAAATTATTTTGTGTTTTAATACGTCAACCATGTCCTTTTCCTTTCCTTTCGAACACACCCTAACTGTTCGTAATTTCTTGGCTGATGTTTTCATTGCCAGTCTGTGTTATCTGCACATGCTGATTCCCTTGTGATGGCCTATAATAAAGCGCGGCTAGTACAGCAATGGTCGACAAATATATTATCATGGAGATTTTTAACGTGGCCATAAAAGTCTCAGCCACGAGACTCGGCGATTGAGTTTTCTTTTTCATTCATTGTCCTTTCGTAAGAATATCCGTTTGTTCTTGTGTGTGCGAGAAAGATTCTACACCCGAAAAAGACGATGTCAAGAAAAAATTAACCCCTCTCGAAAGAGGGGCAAACTGTGATTTTACTCCTTAATTGATTGGGATTTCTAATATTGGCAATACGAAAAAATTGTTATCTTTGCCAGTATTATAAACCATACCAGTGTCGGTGATATACCAGCCGTTTCTATAACTATACTGGGAACTAGACCAAACAAGAGTGTTGCTCGACACTATTAGAGAACTATACTGGCTTGCTGATGTGTCAGCGTTATTTATCGCTGTTCTATGTCTAAAAACATCTGTTAATTCAGCAATGGTTGGCAACTGCCCATAATATGTCGCCCCTCCGATAACAAAGGATTTACTACGACAATGCGATACTGCTGTCGATGTATAACCATTGGCATCCGCAAAATCTAATATCTTTGTACAATTTGATGTCGCTGTGTCTGTGTTTTCCCACAATGTTTGGTCATTCAATACTGCCAAACCCGTTATTCCGTAATTTGCTGATAAGTAGTTCCCAGAACTATTACGATATTGCGCATCCAAACAAACTACTGCATACTTTTGATTGTTCGCATCTGTGTGGTATCCGCATACAGTTCCAATTTCATTGTTGCTATCATCTGTAACCCTGCTCAACAAAGGGTATGGTTCTGGTGCCGAACCACCGCCACTAACAACTTGATTTATAATCGCCATCTTTCACTCCTATATTATCAAAACATTGACTGTTAAATCACTGCTAGGCGTGGATGTGCAGGTAAAGGTTAGTGTCCCAGCACCCTGTGCCGTGCAGATAATTCCCGCCGATGTATAATCTGCTTGACTTGCTGGGGCAGGGGCAACGATAACATTGTTGCTTGCCGTCACACCCGTCACATTTATTGTCTGGGAACTGGAAGACCAATCCGCCGCTACCAATGTTCCCGTGGCCGCTGTCGAACCACCGCCACCGGGTGCTGCCCACGAACGCGTTGCAACACCCGAAGAAATCGTAAGTGTCGGAACATACGTACCGTCTGCCGACGGTGTTGTGGTAAAGCGGTCAGTTGGAATTGTTTCATCCGATGTTAAAAGCGTCACATTATGTGCTGAACCGTTATAATACCCAAGCGACACATTCATACTGTTTGCTGTGCTGTTTGTCCCGCTACCAAGTTGTATTGCGTTTGCCGCCATTGCGCGCGCCCCACTTCCAAGAGCCAATGCGGTATTGCCCCCAGCAACCGCTTCATTCCCAACCGCTGTCGCATAAGTTATATTATTGGTTGACCCCGCATAAGACCCGATAACGGTGCAAAAATTACCGTTAGCGTGCGCGTGACCGCCGTAAACGGTTGACCCCCAACTTGAATTTGTGGACGCGGCGTGTCCCAAACACACATTTGTATAACTACTGGTATCAGGCGGTGTTATTGTGACAGAAAGGGCTGTCCCATTATTGCCAATAACAAAATAATCATACCAAGACGCGTCTGTTCCGTCTGTCGTCAAGAACTTTCCAGCATTTCCAGTCTGGCTTGGAAGACCACCCGAACTCGGTTGAACATCTGTTTGTGTCCACGAATAGGTCGCTGGGTTTTGTCCATCACTGACACATTTATAAAAATACCCGTTCGTATAATTTGCGTCCGTTGTGCCGATGAACTGATAAATGTTATCGACTTCATCTTCACTCGCGGCCGGTAACGCCGATACCTGAACTATTTCGGGCTTTACCCAACCTGCTACAAAACCGTCAGTCCCCAGCACACGGCCAGAATGCCCAGTTTGGGTTGGAGCAACATCATTTATGTCAAGTGACACAGCACCAGTATAGTTGTTCACAGACGACACCTGACCTTTCGTGTCGGTATCTTTCCAAGCAGATGTGCCGGAATCCCAAACCCAAACTGTATCTGTCGAACCTAAGATGGCAAAGTCACCGTCGGCACCTGTGGCGTGCGCAGTTTGTAAAGCGGTCAAGTCAGCGTAAAAACCAAGGTTGTGCGGGTCAGAACCACCGCCAGACCCTTCGCCAGCTTTATGAAATAATTTCGCGGCAACAAACATATTTACTCTCCTTCGTTTTCAGATGGTGTTTCTTCTGGTTCCGGTTCTGGTTCTGGTTCCGGTTCCGGTTCCGGTTCCGGTTCTGGTTCCGCAACTTCTTCCAATTTGAACCCTGCGACATAAATCTCTGCCGAAGAGTCCGAACAACTAAACGAAACAAACCGTACCGAACGTGTCAAATCACATTCGTAGATTTCACCCTGAGCCGCATCGTCTATAGACACAGGCAAATCAGCGTACCCGCCCGCGAAATCTGGGTTTGATGTTGCCCTTATAGTCACAGCCGAATCTGCATCAAAAATCTCTACGGTTGCCGGTGTATAATGCGCAGGCGAAACCTCCCCCGCCATGCTTACTTTATATAATTGGTCTAATTTTACTTTTATAGCTGTTGCCATTTCTTACTCCTTTTAATCTGTTGCTGCCATGCCTTCGACGTGCCAATAAAACGCCCCTGCATACCATACCCCATTATAAGTCAATTCTATCTGGAATCCCGTAGTGGTTTGAGCCTCATAAATTGGATAGTGATACTTGCCACCACTGCTATTATTATCGCCTGTTGCATTTATCATATAATGGTCATCGAGCATCGTAACCGGCAATGCAATCTGTGTTCCGTACCCGTCAGTTGTTGTCCCATACCCCCCTTGTTCAACCCAGCCAGACTTATACTTGCGATACCAAGTATAATTATTCAGTGCGGTCGGTGCTTGAAATTCTGTGACGTAATCATATTGCAGTTCAGAAACATCTGATTGTAACCCAGCGACATCAGAAAGGACGCTCGTACAAGTTTCCAGAGCTTCATCTGTTGACGCAATAGCCAACTGCACCATCGCACGATAACGAACTGTTTGCAGCTGTACAGAACCCGTAACATTTGACAAACTTTCTGTTTCATAATCCCCAAGCTCTGCCACCGTACCAGTCTCAATAAATATGTCGTTCAACGACGGAACTCGAAATGCCGTTGTTCCTGTGCCATCCCAGCCGAATACACCGACAGACCCGTTGGCCGCCAACAATGTTGCATATTGTGCCAATGACACGTTTGGCACTTTGCCGGCCTCTAATAAAACGCCGATGGATTGCGCCCCAGTAAAGCTCGTGGTCACATAAGAATCCCCGTTACACTCTACTGCACCACGCAAACCGCTGTCGTTACGCATCGTCCAGAAGATTTCACCGACAGTCTTCCCTGTTGTCGCCTCAAGCGAATCTAATAAACCACTGGTAACACCAGAGTTAATAGCAGCCCATTGGTCTGCGGTGAACGAACTGTTATTAAGATTGTATTCAAACACCCATTCGCCACTGGCGTATTTATAACGACTATACACAGTATTGCCCGCAGCGTCTGTTGACACAACAAATCCGTAATCGTTTTCATCCGCCGTGACTTCTTCCAATTCCGCCAATGTATCATATGTCCCACGGAATGTTGCCGTTGATGTGGCAATCGAACTGTTCACAAAATTTTTGTCAGCCAACTGATTTGATGTCGATGCCTGTGTTGGAATTTTATCGTTAATCTCCACAACATCGTCTTCCAACTCTTCAATGCGCTCTTCGTGGTCTTGTGGCACCTCCCCAATAAACTGCATGTCTGCCTTCAACTGCTGGTCTCTCATGACAGCGTTGTCCATATCAGTTTCGATTTGCTCTGGGTCTATACGACCAATCACATAATCAGACAACTGAACCATCGGGATACTGCGGATAATATCCAAACGGTCACCAGCCTCAATCGACGATAACACAATCTTCAATCCGTCGCCCGATAACGTGTAGTCAACACCGTACACCAGAGGCGACAACATATGTTTATTTTTGTACACTTTTATCTGTGGCGAACCATCAGGATTCGTATTATACACGAACCCAATGGCGTATTCTGTTACGCCTTCGGCCACAGTATAAGTCATCTTAGACGTTTCACTTGTTAACATCTTTTTCTCCTGATTTTATGTTACTACTCTTCGTCATTTTTTTCAAGCTTTTCTTTTTTGATGCCTGCTCTTTTCGCTGCGCGAGACGGTGTATAGCCAGCCATCATTAGCTTCCCTGCGTAACGCACATCTGGGTCGGGGTCAGTCAATAACGACACGCCCAACAAAGTGCTCCATACATTATCTGCACCAACCGGCACTCCAAACGCTGACATCGCTTTCGTTAACACTCTGTCGTATTCGCCTTTCTTTAACGCGGAGATGCCATCAAGTGCGAAGTTGTAAATCGGAACAGACATACCGCTTACGCGCGAATCCCCCACAAGATACGCTAACGCCGGCGTGATAAACGCGTTGCCGGCAACCATACCACCAAATACTTGGTCGAACAACGTGTTGCCTAACGCCTTTAGAGTTTCTTCCTGAACCTTTTCATCGTCGTCCAATAAGTCCCACGCGCCTGCCGCAACCAAAGAATACAACGCCATTGATATTGCAATCGACACTACATTCGCAATCGCTTCGGACTTCGTCGCAGTGCCCATCTTGACTTCATCAAACGTGCCCAAGATACTCGCCCACTTCGCAACGCCTTCAGACGTAAACGCAAACACCTGACCGAGCAAACTCTTATTCTGCAACTTTTGCACCAATGGCTTCATTGCCAAATTACTGGATGACTGATGCTCGATGATATAACGGTCAAGTTTCTTGAACGCCTCGGCCTCACTCATGCCTTGTGCCATATAGTCTTTAACCAAACCATACCCACCATACACGTTGGCAATCATATCGCCTGATTGCATGAATACTTTCAAGCCCGTATCGCCAAGCATTTCCATAACCGCCGAGAACTTCGCCATGGTTTGAGTCTTGTCGCCAGTCCAGTTCATCTTCGCAAACGCCGCCGCTATCGCTTTCATAGTCGGTGCGGTGCTGCCACCAAGTGTACGCTGGTCAAGATACTCATTTATACCACCAGCGCTCGCCCAACGCTGTTTGATTTCAGGGCTGTGCTCCATCATGTATTTATATGTATCACGGAAATTCCCAAGCCCTTCCGCAAAACTATTCCAGTAAGTGCTTTGGTCTTTCGCACCACCCCAGAACATAAACATGTTTGCTACGTTCTTCGGGAACGAAACCATCTTGTTGCTCAATATCGAACGAATGATATTATTGCCAACTTGGGTGAGCGTCTTGTTGCGCGACGCATCAAACATTTGTTCTTGCCCTTCTTGCAACTCGCTCTCAATCAAGTTCATCAAGTTCCGATACCCATCTTCACCAATAATCTGACGCGTTGCCGCCGCAACCTGAGCAGACGCACGCATGCGCGCTTCGTCTTCCTCCGGATTGAACGTATACCGTGGCCCAGTTTCTTTTTGTTCGACACCTTTGTAACGGAATATATCACGAGTACGTTTCATGGTCGGGTAATAACCAGACTCGTGCGACGCCCAACGAGAAATGTACTGCGAGAAGATACGTCCAGCGTCAAAGATTGCAATCGCATCATCCGTGTTCTGACGCGCTGTCAACGAATCAATCGACACCTCGTCAAACAATTCATGTTCCGCACTCAATATTGGGAAGTAGTGCTCGTATTTAGATTTGCCAAACGTTTTCTCGTACATCGACATCAACTGGTCAGACATAGCCAAGCCAACCGCTTTCTCTTCGTCAGACAAAGTTGCTATGATGTCGTCAATGTTTGTCGTGGTTGTGCGTTGCACGCGGTCTCCGAATCCTTGCTCTTTCATCAGGTACACATACATAGCTTCCCAACCTGTGATGTCGCGCGCCGACGACAAAGCTTCGTTCACAGGGTCTATGGTTTCAAGGCCGGTCATACGAACGAACCCAAGGTTTGTCGTCATGGTCTTGTACTTGTACATAAATTCTGTGTTGGTCTTCGGGTCGCCAAACAACGGTTTAAGTCGATTCATAAACTGTTCCCAATACCCAGACCGAATGTTTTGCTTCGCGGCATACTTACCAGCAACGTCTAACTTCTCCGCGGCTTCGCGTCCAAGAACTGTAACCAAGATGCGGTCAAGACCCCAACCCCAAGGCGATGATGATGCCCACTTAACCAATTTATTCATTGGTTGTTTCAGCCGTTGGGTTAGACCTTGCTCCGCCATTGTGATGTCGTCCGTAAGATTCCGCCCATCAATCTTAACATCGGCGGCTATTTGTTTCTTTTCTTGCTTGCCCGCATTGAACGATTCTTTAATTGAATCTTTAGCCGTGTTTGCTTTTTCTTCGTCGCCTGTTTCATACTGCACACCCTCTTCGTGCACTTGAGAACTATCAGTTGTACTCGAATCCACAAGACCTAATGCGGTCAGCGCTAAATTCTGGTCGGTCTGCGCTTCCACAGGTTTCGGCGCCGTTTTTTTCGCTTCGGCTCTACGCTTACGAACTTCTTCCACAGCATTATCGTAACCTTCACGGAACATCTTGTCGCCCATAGTAACAAAATTATCCATCGCTTTCTGGTCGCCTTGGAACAAATCGTTTATCTTATCGATGCCTGCCGCGTCTGCAAAACCATCCATAACATTGAACAGTTCTTGCAACATGTCTTTGTTCGCAAGATACTCTGCAAAATCACCATACCCTTCACTGTCACGATTAAAGTTCTCTAGTGCCTGTTTAATATTATCTTGCCCGTACACCTTAATCAAATCCGAAAGTTTATCCATGTTTGCTTTCGTAAGTTGTTGCAATGCGGTTTGAAAATCCGCAATGTTTTGGCTTAACTTCTCGCCTGCTTTCCCTTCAAGGTTTCCAAGTTGGTTCATCGCAATGTTCGCATACGACAAAAATCTGTTCGCTTGCGACTTACCAAGACCAAATGCTTCTGCTGCACGCTTGCCCATGCGCCCCATTGTTTGAGCAAAGTATTCTTTTGGTCGTTCTTTACCCTTGCCTTCACGTTCGTTGTAAAGTCGCAACGCTCTATCGTTTCCAAATGCCGTTGCTATACTATTGTAATAATGTTCAAGAAAATCTCCAAACCCTTGTTCGCCAACCATGGCGTCCATCCAGTGTGCCATTTCATGAATTATGCTGGCCATTCTGTCTGATTGACGCGAAGCCGGTACAAAACTTGGGTCTAACCGCTTCGTATAACTTGGGGAATTGTTTGAAAACTCTGTGTCACTACGTTTCCTATGGATTTCAACAGTGTTTGTTTTGTCATCAAACACTGAAGACGGTCTCCCTCTATAATAAGTATTCCCAAATTTAAACGTTGGTACTTGAAACCCTTGATAATTCGGATTGTTTCTATTCGCAATCGCCGCATTCACATACGCGCCACGCACCAATCCTTTTATCATCTCGACTTCAGCATCAGTTATCCCATTACGTATACCTGCCAATGAAGTGTCGACCTCGGCATCGAGTTTTGCAAATGTCTTTGGGGAGAACGGGTCGCCAACAAAATTATTCTTAATATCGTTAAGTACACTCAGCATTTGCTTACGCTCGTCTGCTGGTATTTTATCAAGTTCTCCTTTGGGGCCTTCACGAACAGTACGGATAACCATGTCTGGCGCCTCACTAATCATCAAGCGCAACATTTCGTTTCTGTCTTCTGGCCGTACCGTGCCGCGTTCAATTTCTTTGTCAACAATCGCGTAACCACTTGCGACTATTTGCTTGAACAAATCTTTCACACCGGCTGTCTCCGCAACTCTGGCCATCTCTTCAAATTTAGCGTGCCGTACAGATGCGGGTAATGTTATTGCCTTTAAAACAAAAGCCGACATTGCCGCTATTGAAAGTGTATCTGTTGGGTCTTTGCGAAACTCTGGGTCATACCATTCTTCAACCGCAGATTGAAACATTTCGGTAGCGGCTTCCGCACCAGCAACCGCCAATTCTCTTGGTGCGTGTTTCTTTACGCTGTTCCACAACCCACTTAGGCTTAATTTGGAAAGAAATTCTTGCGTCCCTTGTTTAACTAAGCTCGCTGAATTTATTAACGCTTCGAATTGCAGCATATCTAATACACTGTTCAATACGCCGCCACCAATCGAATATGCCTCTGCCCAACCCGGCGACACACCAAAGTCTAACGCTTTGTTTCGCATGTCTGCAACATTTGCAAAATTCAACAATGTGAAAGCTATCTCGGGACTTTTTGTCGCTATCGCTAAACCAAATGATACCAAGCCGCTTGACACCCCCCGGGCAGACTTTGCTTTAAAACTATTGTCTGTTACATCGGCGTCCCATGTTTCGAACGCGTGTTGTTCCAATGGTGACACTGCGTCCGCAACAATCTTTTGTAAATTGTTTAACTCGTCAACTACCGCATTCGCACCGCTGTCGTTATAATTTTGTGCAATAGCGTTGAACAAAGAACCCGCGTCGCTCAATGGCGAGTCGCTCATAATCTTGCCTAAAACGCCTTTCCATATTGAGTTTTGCAACGCCGCACCAACAACCGCTCCTTTCCCAACACTTGTTATTGCACCAGTAGCGCCTTTGGCTGCTGTAGCAGGCAATGCCTCGACATTTGTCATTGTGCCACCAACCAAGAAGTCCCACCACGATTGCGACCCTGGCTCCGGCAAACGATAATAGCCGATATAATCTTTGTCCCACGCAGCATAGTTTGTCATCGCTATATTCCAAGCGAGCTTGTTTTTATTTACAGTCGTTGCTTCGTAATTACCAACTGGATATGGCACAACGGGTTGAAAGTTTGGTTCAAAATATAACGGGTCACCACGGTCTTCTGCGGTTTTAAACCGCGTGTCATAATTAAACCCCGGTATCGCAGTGCCAGCACGAATAATTTCATCTGTGTCGTCTGTAAAACCAATGCCTTGTTCTGGTGTTGTCGTGTATTGTGCGGCAGGAGCTTCTTGTATTTGGTCAGAAGTTCCAACTCGCAACGTTGCGTGTGCCGGAGCCTCTATAGGTTGCTCCGCTTCTTGTTGTGCCACAGCCGGAGACCCTCTAACAACGTTGCTTATTTGGTTTTGTAGTTTTTCTTCGTCCATTTGCACCTCGTTAATCTAATTCTTTTGACGCTTTTTCGGTACGCGTACTCGTGTTCATTATGTTCATTGCTTTCATAAGCTGATAGTTCTTTTGCTGTTTCGAACCAGAAACTGGCGATGTTGACTTCTTTATTTCTGGCGTGCTTATCCACTGCCGTAACCCAGACCAATCCCTATTGGCTTGCCCAGTACGAACTATCTTCGACATTTGGTTGACAACATCTTTTTCTCTGTCCGTTAACTTGCCTCCGCCAATTAACAACCTGAAAAAGTCTTCAACTTTTGCTGCATTCTCGTCGCTAATCTTTTCGTTATATTGCATCCCACGTTTCAACATAAACGACCAGCCAGAAAACGCTTCTTCTATACTGCGATTTGACACGTTAAACCGCGTCCCTTCTAACATGCCGGCATCCCTGTATGCGGGCAACAAAACCTTATGGAACAGTCCGTATTCAGACAATGTGTTCCTGTCCATGTCATCCGCAAAACGTTCCCGCCAAATATTGGCCGCCCCAATAATAGCCAATGTAATGTTATCATACGGCGAGTATTTGTCATTGATAGAATCGAGAGGTGACCTCGTTGCCCAATCAACAAATCCCCCTTCTGGTGACACGCGATATTTGTTTTCAATCAACATGCGCGTTAATTCATTCACAGGGTTACCAATGGTCTTTGAATATATACCGCCAATCTGTTGTGTCTCGCCCAAAGATGCTTCAAGACGCGCCTTCATTTGCCCGTTAATAATGCTCGCTATATTTTCCCGTGTGCCACCTTCAAGAAAATCATACATCGGGTCATCTCGATAAGCCATCAACAACTGTAACGCCTCGTCTTGGTCTGAGCTATTGCTATCAATAGCTTTGTTATATATAACCAACGCCTCGCTTACCGCCGAACTATAATCGTCTTGGTCTTTTTTAAATTCAGGGTTCAGCTCGTTATATTTTTTCATCTCGGTTATAATCCCTAATCGTTGAGATTCAGGAATTTTTGACGTGTCTATATATTTTACGACCGGCTTCCCACCTTCCCCAATAACTGTATACGGAACCTCACCACCAATTTGTATTTGGCGATATAGTTGTCTGGCTGCAGCAGTCGCCCCGTTCGCAGAATAAATAGCATAAGCATTTATAAGTTCTGCGGACACAGGGTCTTCAGCTTTAGCTTTGGCTTTTGCCAACTCTTTTTCACCTGCATTTATACGCGCGTTAAACACAGACCATTCATATGGGTCTATTGACGCGGCTTTTTTTGGATTGTTCAAAAAGCTTCTAGCTTCAGCAAAACCTTCGTCTGTACCTGCAGCAATCAAATTATTAAGGTTTGCTTTGTCTATCATATTATCAAAACGATAAACCTTTTGTGTTATGATATCCGGGGACACTAAACCTTGTAGTGCGGTTTGTATCTTAGCAACACCTTCGTTTCGTTTCGCTTCGCGCTCTTTTGCTGTTGGCGCAACCATGGCTTCCGATGCCCATAACGGAATGTCAACATCAACCTTCGCTTGGATTTCTTTTGATTTCTTTTTAAGAATCTTATCTGCAACAGCCAGCTGCAATTCGTCAAAGTATGTTTTATGGTCACGGGTAAAACGTGTGCGCGTCGCGTCATCATATTTATAAAACGCTCCCTGTACTTTGCTCAACGCCATCTCAGACAACTGGTCGTAATCTGCGTCCGCAGAAGCAGCGTTATCAATGATTTGATTTGCTTCGTCTTCAGCCAACTTCAAATCAGCTTTAAGGTCTTCGTCGTCCATCTTGGCTTTTCGCACAGCTAAATCATTCGCCGCTTCTCCCAAACGACCCAACGCGTCCGCCAGCGGGCTGTAGTCCGGTTTGTCAAAACTAAACTTGTGTGGCTCTGGGGCATCCCAACGAATTTGATTCTTGTGTAATTCAGGCATCGCTCACTCCTTTATCCCCACAACTTATTGTTCACGCCAGATTGATATACTCCGCCAGCACCACGTGCAGCCGTGCTTGTAACATTGAGCGCCGAGGCTAACACGCCTATTCTGCGGTTCTTCTTGGCAACAGCGGCATTATACTTATAGTTCAACGCAGCGTTTTCGTGTTTTGCAGCTTCCGCACCATAACGATACCGTATTGCAGATAAATCTTCTGACATATTGAAATAACCACCACGCAACGCGGATTCTGTCGATGTGCCAATATTCCCTCGCCCAACCATCATGTTTTGGCCAGATGCTATCTCGTGACGTGTGGCACGATAATGTTGAGAAGAATTCAAAGACTCTTCTTGATAAGCTTGTTTCTGCGCTTCTCTCTCTTGTGCAGCATTATAATTATTCTGGGCCTCTTGTACTTTCCCAGCTTGATAATCCGATACACCTTTAACAACCGCCCCTGCTGTTGCGGCTACCGCTGCTATGGCGGCCATGGTTGTTGTGAACGCCATTTCTAATTCTCCTTTACATAGACATAATACATCTTTCCGAATTTTTCTTCAACAACTTTTGTTCGTTTGAATCCGAAAAACTCTACAAACCTACGGAACATAGGGACACTTTCGTCTATTAATACAACAAACTTTGTGCCAACTCTGCTGAATATTAAATCATTACAAAACATAACCGCTTCTTTCGTGTGCTTCTTTATGTCTCGACTGAATATTCCCCATACACCAAGCATGTCCAATAAGTCGTCCCTATCGTATCTTACGCATCCAATAACCATTATTGGCTCGCCATCACATTCCATCACGCGTATCTCGTCGCTGTCAGCAATCACGTCTTCGTCGACCTTCCCGTTCTCTGTTGAATTTTTCAACAGCTTCGCTATGTCGTCCATGGTCGCTCGTCTGAATGTGCTCGTCATATGTATATCTCCTGCATCGACAATATATTCAATGGTTCCGGCGTGTCGCTCTTAATGTTTATACCGACACCGGCTGTGTTCGGATACTTGCCCTCGCCCTGATTCTGGGCTTCTGCGTACCCTAATGGTATATCAAGTTTTATATCACCGGTGTACAAACGGTGCGCCGCATCGTATTCTTGCGACAAATTCCACGCTTCGTATTTAAAGTATTTGTCAAAGTCCACACTACATCCATATTCAAACGCACCCGATTTGTTCAGCCGCAAATACACAGACAAACTCTGTTGCTGATGCCCTTCGACCTTCGCTCCAAATGCTGGTTGTGTGTGCAGTTCAGAAACCATCGGAAGCCCCACCTTGAACTTCGTGGCCGTCGGTAAATACACACCGCTCGTCGGGTCGTGCGACACGTCGCCACTTGCATCAAGCGTCACCTTTGTGAACTGGCCTTCACCATATTTAATCCATACTGTGCGATTTGCAAAGTGCGGTACAGGTACAAACGCTGCGACTGTTTCCCCGTCGCCCTGCTCAATTTCATCGAATACATATGTCGGGTTCCTTGTCGCTAAACGCTCTATCGTTATCTTACCTTCGTTACGCACAACAATCGCGTATGCCGCAACCTCGTCGTTTGCGTGCGTTGTAACAAAATCTATCACCCGGTCTGCGAAGTTCAATTCAGTAAAGCCCATAACCTTTTGTTCCGCAGCGTAATTAAACAACGACAATTCTTCCGTGTCGTGCAACAAATAAATGTTGCGGTCTAAGTTGTTCAACGCCTCAATACGCTTAATCCCACGCTCCATAATGTGTTGCGTTAAATACCCCAACATGCGCGGTGTGTAATCGTCTGTCGTATAATCGTAAGCAATCGTATATAACTCTTGCCCTGTCATGCCAACGAACATGTTCAGTTCTTTGTACTTCAAAGGTATTACGCCTTTACCACCCATATTCGATATGTTTTCTACAACCGTAGATGTCGGCGTGTACACATTTGACCTGCGGCTCGTGCCCCCCGGATTCACAAAGTATTCACCCGAGTATCCGCCCATATACAAACGCGTGCGTGCCAACACCCAGTTAATGTTCGATGCCTCGTTGTTCCCAATGATGCCAACGATTGCCGACGTGTCTAACTGTTCACCATATTCCTCCGTGGAGAAATTAAAGTAATCATCGGTAACCGACATGGCGTTCCACGCGCCATAGCTCTTTGTGTTGCACACAAATCCTAAACGGCCACCAACCATATAAACTTCTGATGGGTGCACGTTGTCTTTGCCCCAAATAGACCACGCGAAATTATTGTAAGTGTTGTTCGTGTTCTTTGGCAATTCGCCTTCAGGCACATAGACCTTGAACGCACTACCTGACACAACTTCAATAACTGTTCCTGTATTGGAGCCACTGTGCACATACAGCCATGTCACGCCACCATCAGATTGCGCACCGTGTGTATGCGACGGTTGCACATTGCCACATGTCCCAGACGTTAACGCTTTATACCAATGACCGTTAGAATATGCGTAATCACCAGAGGTCACCGATTTGCTCTGCCACCACGGACTTATAACCTCGTCGTCGTTAAAGAAGAACTTTATCTTACGACCGAGCGCCGCTTCAGCATTTATTGTGTCTGTCGTAACAGGCGACGGTGTATAACTTTCCGAGGTGTACGATGCACCTTGGGCGAGCACTTCACTATCAATAGACATGTCGCCTGTTGTTATAACCATATAATATGAATCTCCGTTTACGTGATTTGCAATCCCCTGCAACACTACATAGCTATCTGTAACATACGCGTTCGGGCAAATAGTTTTGATGACTTGCAATACCCGTTCCCTGTTTATCGTATCTGTAACCTTGTACGTGTGGCGATATGTACTACCACTCATCGAGGTTTTGGTGTGGGTTGTCTGGGCAGAATTCACAACGCCAGAAACTAATGATGTTGTTACTCCGCCACGCACCCTGTATAAGTTCACCGTACCATTTACAACGTTTGTGGTTTTGGTTAAAAACGATGAACCAAGGAATTGTTTCGATACGGTTCTGGTATACGTACTCTGCGACAACAATATCGATGGGAAGAATGAACGGATATCACTTGATGTACTCGGTATCGTAAATGTAATTTCGCCAGTCAATCCGCTCGCTTGCAATTCGCCAGAATAATCGTTCGTTGAACCTATCGGGAAATACGGTATCTCTTTAAACGCTACAACGTTCGTATTAAATACGTATTCGTTATCTTCGTCAACACCATAGAAATCAATGGTTACCGGCTGTATCGTATGGTGACACAATATCAAGCGGTCGTTAATCTGCTGCCACCGTAACTCGCGCGGCTTTACAGTCAACGGCAACTCAATGTTCAAATCCTTATACGAATCCCCATGCACTAACCCAACCTTCAATCCGGTCGCCGATTCATCAGTCGCTGCAAACACTACGAACACCATGGGTTCGTATTTGTTGATGAACGGTATCATTACCACGTCTTCTGTGTCTGTGCTAAACTCTGTTATGTGATACGTACCGTAAAACTTTTTTAACCCGCCAGATACCTGTGTTAAGAAATTACTAGAATAACGCATCGAAGATGCGAACGATTCCAAATCAGTACGCCCCGCCAAATCCCGCGAGTATTCGCCTGAGTTAAACGCTGTAAAACCTTGTAATTTTTTATCAGAAGCAGCCATAGAAAATCCTCGCGTCTTGTGTTATTGTCGTCCCGGTCGCACTCGACTCCATTTGCAATAACTGCTGACGACGCGCGGTCGAAACTTCTTTGTTATATATCTGATTCAAAAACGCAATGTCCGCATCTGCTCCCATTATCTTACGTGCAATACGCAACGCTAATGCGGCCGACACAACATCACAGAATAACACTGGCCATTTTTCCATCGGCACGTTCTGAGATACATACGGTATCGTGTCAATCGGAAAACGTGTGTACAAATATTCGCTCGTTATAAAATATGTGTGCCCCAAATCATATTGATTGTGGCGATACGGATATCTCTCGCCAAAGAAATATTGAGATAACCGACTGAAATCCACAGGCAAATGATACGCGATGTACCCTGTTATCTCTGCCTCTGGATAAGCTTCAAGGTCAACCGGCAAAGCCTTCGTGACCTTGTAAGCAAACATCCATTCAAACTTGTCCAGTTCAGCTTTGACACACTGACCGTAGTGACGCTTGCAAAGGATAGCGTTTGGATTGTTGGTGTCGTTGATATTCAAAATATTCAATCCGCCAACATGGTCTAAAGCATTGTTTGCAATGTCAGTTTCGGTCAGTGTGTTTATCATGAACGAACCTCGCTTAGTCTATGTTCTGGATGTCAATCACGAACACGCGGTCTTCATCAAGACGTGCGGCCGCCATCGACATAGAAGTATAGATTTGTTTCGCGTAGCTGTGTTCCGGCAAGACATCGATACGAGTCGACAAGTCATCCCAGATACCTACGCAAACCGGTTTACCGGCAACAACCAAGCACTTTGTGCCGTTGTTCCAAACGTCCGTATCAGACAAGTGTACGAACTTCACTCCGCGATATGGAGCCAACGCGCCGCTCGAAAGGACTTGAGTGCCCATGTTGTTCCAGTTATCGTAGCGCGGGTCTTGGAATAACAGCTTTTCTGCATCGGATGTCGTGTAGCAGATAACCGGATTCGCAGACAGGTCGACGTCTTTCTTGTTCAAACGGTCAAGAATTTCGTCCAACGCTTCGGTGAAGGTCGTGCTTGCAGCCGGAGTATATGTGTTACCAGCCGGCAACGCAACATACGCATATGGTGATGTCAACCCTTGAGGAGCTTCAGAACCTGGAGTGGTGACTTCAGCCACGTTAACTTGATTGGTGATTGCGAAACCAGTTGCCGCGTTCACAAATTCAACGTCCATATGAGTTTTGAACGCCATTGTTTGTGCTTCACGAACAGCCGATTCTTCAGAAACCAAGGTCAACAAATCAAATTGTGCCGATTTCTGCAAGCAGTTTTCCACCAAGTGTGGTGCTGGAAGCCAGCGGGTTTCAAATTCTGCCGCATCCGCAACAGTTGCGCGAATACCTTGCAGGTCGCTAACAGTACGAACTGTAAGTTTTTTGATGTAGTCGATGACTTGAACGTCACGGACTGTCAAACCAGTCTTCAACATCATGGATTCCGATGTACGGGTTTCACCCTGTTGAATGACAGGCTTCATCAAGTTGGTAAATTGCTGAGCAATAAGCTTGGTATTCTGCGTGTTATCGCCCGAGCTGCCATTATATGTCGTCGAAGGCATATCTTTCTCCTTACTTAATGTTTAACTTCGGCTTTCGCCACTTTTGTTAAGGTCATCGTTATAAGGCGAAGGTCTGCAATAACCGTCCTTTTTTATGCCCTTTTTAGATTTCCGCTGACTTTAATAAATAATTTTTTGCAGCAAATTATTCGTTTCCGTCAGGAAGGATATCTATTCTTATTTTTACAATATCACACATCGCGTTTTTTCGCAAGTCTTTTTTTTGTTCTATAATAAGATGCTGGTTTTCTTTGTAAAACATCAAAAGCGTGCCTCATATTTTCTGAACCTGTGCACCATTCTAAATTACCAACATAATTATTTTTCTTGTTTCCATCCTTATGGTTTACTTCAGGTTTATTATCTGGGTTTGGTATAAATGCTTCGGCCACTAAACGATGTATTGGTTTGTGTCGCGGTCCGTTATTGTTCCGCAAGTGAACTCTTAAATACCCTTTCCACGTTTTTTGTGGTTTTAGTTTTATTACCCTTCCGTTGTTTGACTTCCGTGAATATACGTCACCTGTATCGGTGACGTAATATTCAGGGTAATTTTTAATCTGTAATGCTCGGCTCATCCGAATCTTCTTTCTTTTTCTTGGTTTTAGGTTTCTTACCTAACTCTTCGTTAAACAGGTCGACCACGTATTGAAAAAATTCGCAAGCATTTTCTTTACCTAAATATCCCCAGTGCTGTGCCACCCACAACACATCGTATTTAAGCACGTTCAGCATTACTTTGCCGTCTCTTATATGACGACCTTTATTCATCATTCGCTGCACTCTCGGGTTCTGCATTTTCGTCTCCTATCTTTTCTTCTTCCGGTAATGCGTCAACCTTAAACTGGTCAAACAAGGCGTAGCCTCTCAACGAATTATACCGTTTTTTGTTTTCGTTGTTCGCTTCGTGTAACTTTTCTCTGTAGTTTAAAAACGCACGCTTCAGTATTTCAATACCTTCTATGGTGTCGCTCACACACCACGCTGGTGCCGGCCTGCTTATCATCTGATAATACAACTCGCCTTCGTTCTTATTTACGTAACTACCAAGAACAACGCTCTTTAATATTTCTACGTCGCCTTCTAATAAAGGGTCGAAGAAATAAACTTCGGTTCCAATCGGATATGTTTCTACGGTTTTCATTTACTAACCTCTCATCGATAATTCTGTTAAACGTTTTACCTCGGACATGGTCTTATGGTCTTTCTGTGCCAGCAACTTCGCTGTCTCTTTGTCGGACATCATCTCTTTCAATTTGTACGCAGCAATCTCCGGAGTCTCTTGGCCCGCATTGTAGTTCTGCAAATTCTTGATGCCGCCATTTGATGCACCAATCGCATAGAACAACTTTGTCGCTTTGTCTGTACCCAACGTCTGCTCAATCTTGTCGAGCTCGTCCTGCGTGAAGCCGGTCTTCTCTACAATGTCACGCATAGCCTGCTGCATCACAGCGATGTTCGCTTCGTAATCTGCGCCCCATTCTTTCTTTAAAGCCGCAATACCTTTTTCAACACTGGTGTTCCACTCTTCGTCAGACTTCGCTTTGTTCGCATTGTCTTGTTCTGTCATGAATTCCATCAACGCACTTGCTTGCTTCGATGTAATACCAATGTCAAACAATTTCTGCGCCGCTGCTTTCGCAAAGTCGGTATCACCAAACTGATAATCCTCTGCTTTCTCTGGGCGTCCCAACGCTTTGAACACTTCGCTCAAATCGCGGTTGCCATCTTTGTCTGCTTTCGGCACACGAATTAAATCATTCTTGTCTGCGCCAACATATGATTTCGTTTCTCGTAGCGCTTTAACTACCGCGCTCGCATCTTGGTAATTTGAAGATTGGATGTATCCTTTATCTTCATCCGACAAACCCCAGCTGTCATAAAACGCAGTCTGTATGTTTGCTCCACCGCCATTGTCTTCAGCCATCAATCAATCCTTTATTCTGTTACTGGTTGTAAAATTATCTCGCTGCCATCAATGGGCCCCATCTCTGGCGCGCGAGGGTTTAAAGCTTTGTCGCGTTCTTCAAGTATAGTATCAACAATTATGTTCTTGCCAATCTCTACGAAAACCGAGTTCGCATTACGGCATGCATCGCTGCCGGCCAATGGATTCTTGTGCCGCAGTGATTCAAGCCACTGTATAAATTCTTTGGGCAACCCGCTTAAGGTCGCCCTTACGGTGTTGTTCATTGTCCGCCTTCTGTTGTCTTCTGAGCATCAGCAATATCTTTCATCGCTTTGCCCACTTGCGGCGCCGCGTTCACCATCGCAGCTAACTGTTGCTGTTGCGCCTGCGCTTCGTTCAGGTTCGCTACCTCTTCTGGCGTACGCATCACTTGCGCTGGCACGTTCATGTTTTCTTGAATGTAGCGAATTACTTTGTCTATGTCAATAGAATTCACTACGCTCGGGTCAAGTTGTGCAAACTGCCCCATCGTGCCAACCAAATTAATCGCCGAGTTCACCGAATCCATGCGCTGGCCCTTCAACATCGGGTTGTCTAAGATGATATCAAAGCTCGTGTCCACGTCCTTTAACTCAGCTGGCATCGGCGGCAAAATGTTCATCTTGCCATATATCGCAAGCTCAGTCTCAATCAACGGCAACAAGAACTCACGCGCGATACGGTCACCAGATGGCGCAACCAAATTAGCACGTTCGTTGCTCTTTATCATCGCATCAGTCGCACTACGACTCTGCGTGTCACTCATCAACGCCATGTACTTCGCCAATAATACTGTCGATATCGTGTCCTGATATTTGCCAATCAAATAATCCATCGACGGCAGGTCACTGTATGTGCGCAACGCCTGTACCATCGGACGGCCTTCATCATCAATACCACCTTCAATCACACTGCCAGACGCCGTTACCTTGCGCGCATCAATCACATCACTGTTCGTCAGCAACGTCGGCTGCCCAACCAAATCCGTCTGCTTCAGGAAGTTGAACTGCAAACTGTTCAGCGCCTTGATGGACGGCAATACCGACATGCACGGACTGAATCCATACGGGTCGTCACTGGAGGGGAATACCGCCGACCGAAAACAAAGATATGGACAATAATCCATCTCGCTTTCTTCAATTATCGCCTTGTTCGTCAGGTCAATGTACGCACTGTGATACTTCCCCGATTGCTCAAACGACGGCTCTACCGCGTGCAATAACGTAATCCGGTCGTCTAACCACTTCAAATCCTGCCGGTCTTTGTACTTATCCGGTAAATAATTCGGAAATACCGTCAACAAATTCCGCACACTGTACTCAACTTCACGATAAAATACGTTCACAAACCCATACGCGTCCTTGTCAATGTAGAATTCCCGTATCGGCAGCGTCTGATAACTAATGCACTTGTGCTTATAGTCCGGGTCTAAGAACATAATCGCATGACCAAACGCGCCACCCGACATGTAACACTCGTTCATCGCCGGAGAAAAGTTGCTGTACGCACTGTAACGCCTGTCATATATAAATTTGTTCTCCGCATCCAATAATGGCCCGTATTGCTTCTGTAAATTCTCATCCCAAAACTGCAACTTATGCCAAACATACGCCTGCGGGGTTATCATCGAGTTTAATACCGCAGCATATATCGGCAATAAACTCTGCGCCGTGTCATCCATCTTCGGAATCAGTTGGCTTAAATTCCCGTTGCTCCGCTTTACTCGGAAATACGCGTGCCTCGGGTCTGTAAATAACGCTAACTCATCCCACTTTGGTAAATAATTGTCGCGCTTCGACGCTAATCTCTGCTTCCGACTGTTGTAATAATCAAATGTACGTTCCGGTTTCATAACAAAAATCCTTTCCTTTGCTTTCAACCTGCTTATACGTTAGATGACCCCAACGCGCCTTGTTTGTCTATCATCCCAGATAAAAATCCACCGCTCCGATTGCGTGACCCCTGCAGAAAACTGGATAAAAAACCTTGCTTACTCTTCTGGTTCTGCACTTCCGCATTGGTCTCACCTAAGTTAATAAGCGGGTCTGGCGTCTTCGTTACCGCCGGCATCTTTGGACTGCTAAAACTCATGTCATTCTCCTTGTGTATAACTACGACTTATTATAATGTTTTATTTTTTTTATTTCAACAAGTTTTATACCCCTGTTATTTCACCGTTATATAAATACACGCCAGTGTCATATGCTCCGTGGTTCTCTGTGTAGTTTTTCTGTATACGCTCCGCTATCTCTAGTTTAGTGTGTTTCTTTTGAAGTACTTGCCCGGTGTATAAAAAGCTCGCTACTACGTCTTGCTCTAACCCGTGCTTGTTACTAAACTGCTGAAACCTACCAATCTCAGATAACCCCGGAATACAATCCCTTGTAAATCGACAATTGTTTAACCCCCACCTGCCAGACTCTATTTGCTCTTCCCTTAATAACCGCTTTATGCGTATCACATTAAACCCGTTCCGTTTGAATGTTTGGTTCAAACTTAACATGGTCTCTTTGTTCACAGCGGCACTATCAAATGGTAACGCTACTGTACGAATCCCTTGTTGATGCAAATAATCAAACCAAAACTGCCACGGCTTGTCCCTCTCCCATAAAATATTCGTGACAATCGGGGATGTCGCCGTCTCCGCAACTATAGTCGTTACCGTATAATCCCGCCCAGCACTGTGCGAAATATCAAACACTGCTATTTTGTTGGCCGAAGACAACCCCACTACCTCTTTGTCTAACGGGTCTAATATCCGACTCGGCGTCGAATCAAATAAATTTTGTAACTCTTGATAAAATAATGCTGTCGTCATCGGCTTCCCCTCATCAATGAAAGAAAAATCACACGCAAATTCTACATTAAATGTTTGCTCGGCTTGCGCTCTGGTCTTCCCATTCGCTAAACAAAACCTTAGCGTCTCATCGTGTATCTCTTGTATCCTTTCTGGAGTGAACCCGTCAGTGTTTTGGTATACACTTATCATTCGCGTAAACCATTTTGGGTCGTTTTCATACTCTTTGTAAATCCTGTATAAACGAAACCCGTCGTCCGCCCTTGCTGTCCCCAAATAAGCAAGCCACCCATCCCTATCCGCGAGACACGGAAGTATCACTTCCGATATGGTCTCAGCTGGCACCTGAGAAATTTCATCAACTATACACCCGTCCAAGTATCTACCACGATATTTTTCCGCAGCTCGCGCACCCCCCAAGGTTATCTGCGCTCCATTGGCTAACGTAATGACGCCATTTGTCTTGTCAAACCGAATTATGTACCCTTCGTCATCAAATCTCTGAAACATCCCAATAGTATTTGCCATCGATTGCTCTGCGAGCGGACTTATAAATAAATATTGGCCATCTGCCGCACCATTATAAGACCTTTTAAGAAGTTCTGCTACAGCCGCAAACGTTTTACCCGTGCGCCTGGCCGCAACAATACATGCTCTGTGCCAATTACTGGCGTGAAACTCTTTAAAAACTTCTCGAGGTCTATATCTCATTTACAATCCTAATCTATTAAGCCTATATCTCTCATATAATCATCATCCGGGTTTTGTAAATTCTCAGAAAAATCCATTGCCATTGTATTATTTTCTTGTGGTTTTGGCAACAATTTTTTTATTTCGGCTAGTTCTTTTAAAACAACGGAGAGGATTTCTTCTTGTTCTGGACTAAGCACTGGTTTAGCGACA